ATCCTTATCTATCAATTCCTTTGTGGCAGCACTTCCAGCATTTTCGTAATCCTGGTGCATTGCGAATCCACGTAAAAGATACTGTTTGCCATTAAGTTTGAAGCCATTTTCCTTATCTAACTCATAATATCTAAGACCCAGCTTGTGACTGCATGTATCAATAATACTGTCATTTACTTTTAATGAAACATTGACAGTATACAGATAAGGATTATTTAACCCGTCCCATAAGGTGGGATTCTGTATAGTTATACTTTTGGCGGCGTTATAACTTGATTTGCCGTCTATAGATATATTTTCGGTTTCGCTATGTACGACAGTTCCGTTTGTATCTTTTATTTCGTATACCAGAGCACCGCCGGATATATTAAGACTGTTGTTCTTGATATTCGTCTCAACCAATACCTTTGCGCTGCTTTCTGACACTTCCGACTGTGTTATGTGCAGTCGGTCTATACCATATTTTTCTGTGTCAAAATATACATTTGCGCAATTGACAAAATACACCATGTCATATAAGCCGTTGTTAAAATTAAAATCCCCGGAAATAGGAGCTAAGTCCCAATCAAGGCTATTATCACATACAACAGATATATTATTGTCGCCAACGCTGAGATAATTTGAAATGTCAAAAATAAACGGCGTGTAACCGCCGTAGTGAGTTGGCAGTGCGTGACCGTTTACCGTGACAGTACATTTCTGCCCGGCTTTGGAAAAACATAAATATGAGGAATTATTGACCTGTGCCGCTGTGAGGTTAAGACTCCTTGTATATGTCGCCGTACCTCTGTAATAGCTTGCGCTTTTGCCGTCCACCGCATTACAGGTATGCGGCAGACTGACAACTGACACCTCTGCTGCTGTAGATTTTTGAAATTGCCATGTGACAAGAGGTGTTATTTGTGTTACTTGAGGTACTGCATTTATTTTTTCTTCAAGAGCTGCCAATAGCTCATGAATCTTTGTGCTTGAATATGTGGTATCGGTTCCGACTGCGCTATCGTCAATGCTAGTTATATCTTTTCCGTCTGCTCCGTCTTTACCATTTATTCCATTAACTCCGTCTTTACCGTTTGCGCCGTCCTTGCCGTTTATTCCGTCTTTACCGGGCTGACCTTTTAAGCTTTCCAGCCATTCATCAACAGTTCCGCTAAAGCCGTTTTCTACAGCTAATTCATACGCTGACTTTCCATTTTTCCCGGTTCCTCCGCCTCCTCCGCTGTCAAGTTTATCTAATATTTGCTCATAGACAGTTTGTGTCGGTTCAGGCGGTGTTTCACCCTCAGTATATCCACTTTTGATTACTGGGACCCTGATTGTGCTTGTCGTTATCCGCATTCCGTTATTAGTCCCATATACCGATAATGTAAAGCCGGGGTGATGTATTACTTCATACGGCACAACTACAATATTATCATCATCTAACAGGACGTTATAGCTGTTTTCATTATATGTGAAAATGACTGTTTTCTTTGTTCTCTTCCACTCATCAGAAAAATTAAAACGGACAGCCAAATACTTTATGCTGTCCGCCACTATTAAGTTTCTTCCGGTCCTGCGTAAAATTTGTCCATCGACCTTATAATCCATTATCATAATTATTCATTCTCCAACGCCTTGATTTTTTCTGCCTGCTGTTCTGTCAATACTCCGAGTGATATATAACGCATAAGCTGACTGTCGGTTACATACCCTTTAGCATATCTAGTCTTAATCTTCTCATACATTTCCTTCACCCCCTCCCAATAGTTGGAGTTCAAGGTCTGTTATATATTGACCTTGTTCAATCAATTCAAGCTCTAAATCTGTTTGAGCCTGACCCAATGTTTTAATTTCATTTAATAGATTCGCATTGTTAAGCCGTGACTTTTCCAAGAGATATTTTGTATACTCTGTTTCTCCCATTTCATAAGCCTGTATAACCTCAGCGTCTGTCACAAACTCTTTTCCTTCCAGCCACAGACTTTCGGACACATCAACAGGCACTATCTCAGCAGATAACTCGCTGATTTGCTGATGTAACTCAAGGGATTGATTAGCCTCTTCCTCGTCTAAGTGGTAGAACTCATGTTTTATTCCATCATTATCAGTTACAACCGTTTTATATTTGCAAATATAACAAATACCATTAATTAATCTATACTCCATTTTCTATACCTCATTTCCTCAGATATGTAACATTTACATTTGGTAAGTTCGAGCCTGTTACTATATCCTCAAATGTTTCCTCTACATTATCAATATATATATTTGTTAAGTTTCCGCACACAGAAAAAGCATTGGCGGCAAGCGATGTACAACCGTTTGGGATAAACACTGTTTTAAGATTATGACTTGCCCAAAATGCTTGATTACTAATAACCCTTACTTTAGGCATGATGATTGCTGTCATTCCAGAATTATCGTCAATAGAGCGTGTAGCTACAGTCTCTAAGTTAGGGGCGTATACAATACCTTTAAGCGGATTATCCGGGTTATTGCTGTCCGAATATTGATAAGATGTAGTTTCCGTATCATGTATAACAGTAATAGTGTTACCCATCATTTCAAGCAGCGGCACTATATTTAACCCGGTATTAGCAAGCATTTGTATAAGCATTATAAGACTATTATTTTGTTCCGATATTTCGGTTTGTAATAGACTTTTGTCATTATCACTCTTATTATACAATTCGTTCACTGCCTCAACAGCATTAGTCTTATTTGCGGTATATAAGCGGCTAAGTCTGCCTACATCATTGAGATAATATTCATCATCAGTATTATCATATCTGACTATTTTATAATTTCTGAATTGCAGACTTTCGCTTTCGCTATTACTTCCTTCACAGATTTGTACAGCGTTTTGGGCTGAACTTTCTGTTAAATATCCAATAGCAATTGATTTGCTGGCTCCGGCGGTTGCGCCATGTCCAATCGCAACTACTTCTTTAGCCCCCTCAGCGCCTGAACCGATTACAACGCCGTACTCACCAGTTGAACCAATGCCCTCTCCTATTGATATGTTTCCGGTGCCTCCGGCTTCAGCTCCTCCAGCTATGAATCCGCCGTTTGTAACCTTATCCGCTTTATTTGATATTGAAGGTATCAACTCATTTATTACTGCAACGATATTCGTTTTAGTTATTGTAGCAAGGTCTGATAAATTTCCTATCTTTTGTTCTACATTGGATAAATTAGACATTGTAGCAATTGGAGAAAAATTACTCCAATTTACCGGAACGCCCAGCACACCTAAACGAATTAAAACCTGATTTTCATGAAATAAGGCTTGCATTACTTTTGTTTCTTGTGTACCTTCTGCCGTATTAGCAGATGATACATCAAAAACAAAAAGCGTAAAATCACCCTTTTGCTTCATAGACGGATTATTCCATATTCCTTTATAAAAACCCGGGCTTGTTTGTGTATTAAATACGCTTTCAGTCCCGTTTAATGTTCCTATATCTTCAATTTCTGTTTTTGTATTCAAGACATCGTCAATTTTATCAAAATTATTATTAAAATCCATAATGTTATAAATGTCTGTCAGTGATGGTTTTTTTAATCCATATACTTTTGTTGTTGTAGCCATTATTAACCTCCCAGCACGTTTTCTTTTAATCCTTGATGTGTAAACTTGCTTAAATATGCGTGAGTATACAACCCCAACCTTTCGTGCGTATTATATAACAAGTCGCTGTCTATAACCATATTTAGCGGTACCATTCTATCTATCATTTTTTCGACTTCTGCAATTTTGTTTTTTCGGCTTAAAGATAATCTAACCGTAACCTTGCTATTTTCCACATCTATATCAACCGTAACGTTGCCCGTTCCGACAAGCATTTCAAGCTTTTCCAGCAGCGTTCTTTCAGTGTATGGTGTGTCACCTAAATATATTGATTTTATTCTGAATCTTCTATCGTCCAGCGTGTCCGTCTCACGCCGAGAAATATTGAGCATATCCTCCCAACGCCTACACCCCTGTTCATCAAGAGTATCGAAAAAAAAGTTGTTTGTCAATTTTTCGGTTTCGGATTCAATAAGTTCAAATTCTACATCATAAGTTTTACATAATTCTACGAACTCCGTTATATCCTGCAAAAGCTCAGGCAAATTTTTAAGTGTATTTATTTTTTCCATATTTTATTACTCCGTTATATATACCGCTGACACATTTTTTACATATGTTTTTATGGCATTGGTATGTTGTAAATTGTCGGTAAGCTGTATATTAAGATACAGTGTAGACGGGTCAACAGTTGCCGGGAACCCTGTAACCGTATGTTCAGTCCCATTGTATACGCATGTAAAATTTTGACGTGTAGAAAAATCAATTTTAAAAGTAACATTAACCCACTCACCTAAAACTTTATCATTGCCTGTATATACTTTGTCTGCTCCATCACTTGATTTAGAATTTCCACCTATTATTTTAATTTCTGTTTCGTTTTGTTCATATCCGCTTAATCTTCCATATGTATATGAATTTCCTCCGTCACTTGATTTAATTGTTTTATTTCCGCTTAAATCAATAAAAAAGTTACCCATTCCCCTATTATCATTCGATTGAAAAAGGTCAAAAGAAACATTTAAATAACCTGTTGCGGTCGAAAAGTCTGACGGTTTAGTATCTAAAAGTCTGACTATATCATAAGACCAACCATTTCCTTTCACTCCAGGACCATAACAGAATTCAACAGCATTCCCACTGTCTGACGGAGAATGTGTAGCCTCTGCTGATATACCTTGAATTAATGATAACGGTTCCCAACCTGTAGAACAGTTGCTAATAATTTTACTGTCAGAAACAATAAAATTGCTCGTTGTTACCGCTTCACCGTAAGGGTATATCTTTATGTTTCTAACGTCCAAAACCCCATTGAGACCTAATATTTTTTGTTCTAACTGTGTTATCCTAACAACAATGTTATCAGGGTCTAAATCCCCCCATGATTCATTTAACTCATCAAAATATTCTGAAACCGAATTTTGAAAACCGTCTGCAATATCGCTCCATGTAAAACCGTCTTGATACTCTATATCAGCAATAACCTCAATCCCCATTGTTCCAACCGCTGATACAGTTGCCCTATGTCCTATAGGAGCCATTCCCACACCGTCACCGCTGTTTATAACCGGGTCAATTAATGTCTGAACACTGTCAACTAAATCTTGAGGCGGTTCTCTATATTCGTTATCACAGATAATAATACCAACAGTACCGCCGCCGTTTGGCGTCCTTATCAATCTACAGTCTCCTACACCGTTAATTGACTTTATAAACCTTTTATAATCTGCACGGTTACCGCCGAATGACGGATTTAAAACAGTATCAAAATACCGTGAAC